TTAGTTGCAGCTCGCCTTGGCACCAAGACAACGATTGAGGAGACGCGCACTGAGCGCTTCATTGGCATGGCAGATCGTGGGGCGTTCCCTGTCCCCCTGCGGTACTACGGCGCACACTCGGGCAGATGGTCTGGCTGCTTAGTAGCCGATACTCGGGTTCTGGTGTATGATGCACTCGCGGGGGTGACTCATAAGCGCCTCGTTGATGTGCTCGTGGATGACTTGGTGTGGGATGGGATGGAGTTTGTCCCACATGAGGGGGTTCAATTCAGCGGGTACCAAGAAGTCATTACGTGGGACACCATCACAGGAACTGAAGATCATGTCGTATTCACAGACGCCGGAGAGATTAGCCTACGAGACGCAATGCAGGGAGCGCACCGCATCCAGACTCCCCGAGGCCCTAGCGAAGACGCTGTGGACGCCGCTCGGAGACTTACGAACCACTACCAAGAGTAAGCTGCACTGCCGCTGTAAATGTGGGGTCGAAGCGCATGTTCGCGTTCGAGAACTGCTCGACGGGAAATCTAACTCATGCAGGTCGTGCTCCTCGCGACTACGCATGCTCGCGGTCCCGATAGAGATCCGAGTCCAGATGGCCCAAAAAGCATCCTCCGCGGCGGCGGTAGTAAATGCGGCGCAGAGACTGTCAGATCCGCTCCGCAATGAGTTTGGGTATGCAGTGGTCACGTCGACATCTAATACCGGGGCGGGCGCGAAGCAGCGGTGTACCAACCCCAACACCGGGGGGTTTGCTGATTATGGGGGGAGAGGCATTGAGTTCCGATTTCCTTCCGTCCGGGCGTTTACCGAATGGGTATTGCGCAATATCGGCCCCAAGCCCTCCGCTACACATAGTTTGGATCGGATTGATAACAGTCGGCATTACGAACCCGGCAACCTACGATGGGCCACACGCTCAGAACAGGCCCGAAATAAACGCATGTATAAACGCACCAACAACGGGCAGCGCATACGCATACTGCTTGAGCATCGCCCGGACCTCACATACGAAACGCTGCGCCTCTGGATCAAGCAGGGCGCAACCAACGACGATATTCTACAAAGGACAAAATATGCTCGTACCAGTCTATGACATAAAAAACTGCGGACCCCGCCACCGATTTGTTGCGAACGGCAAGCTCGTGCATAACTCCGACGGGATCAACATGCAAAACCTCCCAAGCCGCGGGGCGAACGCAGGCCGGATAAAGAAAGCCATCAGGGCCCCCGAGGGTTACGTCGTGATCGACTGTGACTCTGCGCAGATCGAAGCGCGGGTGCTGGCGTGGCTGGCTGGACAAGACGATCTCGTTGCAGCGTTTGAGCGGCGCGAGGATGTGTACAAGATCATGGCCAGCAACATCTACGCTGTGCCGGTGTTGGAGATCACGGGGCCACAGCGGACTGTGGGTAAGACCGTCGTTCTGGGTGCAGGCTATGGCGTGGGGTGGTCCAAGCTGCAGCTCTTTTTGAAGATGCAGGCGAAGGTTATCGTGGACGACGTTGAGTCTAAGCGCATCGTGAACGCATACCGTGGGACGTACAACCGGATACCCCTGTTGTGGCGCAAGGGGGAAGAAGCGTTGGCAGCGTTGGCGCAGGGGCAGAGTATGGTGCTCGACGCACAAGGCCTGCTGACGGTGGTGCCCGACAAAGGCATACGCCTGCCCAACGGGTTGTTCATACAGTACCCCGGCCTTAAGAAGGTTGTGAAAGAGGATGGCAAGGCCTCATGGGTGTACTACAGCAAGGGAAGTCCCGTCTACATCTACGGCGGTAAAGTTATTGAAAACTGTATAGCCGTGGGGACTGACGTACTGACAGACCGAGGGTGGGTGGCCATTGAGAAAATTACCACGAGCGATCGTGTACATGATGGTGTGGAGTTTGTCCCTCATGGGGGCATGGTAGCCAAATCAGTACAACCCTGTGTTACTATCGACGGCGTTTATATGACACCCGATCATGAGGTACTCACAAATGATGGATGGGAAGCTGCATCACAATACCCCCAACCTTACAGGCCAGACCTTCGGCATGTTGGTGGGGTTGAACCCGGAACACAGCGATGGAAAAAAGCGGTACTGGCGTTTTCAATGTCGGTGCGGGACGCAGTGCGTCAAGGTAGGAGCCGACGTTACCAAGGAGATAAAACGCGGGGGATACCCGAACTGCGGGTGCGCAACCAAGAGGCTTATCTCCCATGGCAACAGAACGCACGGCATGAGCAAGCACCCAGCGTTTGCAGTATGGAGGTCGATGCTAGACCGCTGCCGACTGCCGTCCCATCAAGCATGGGCAAATTATGGCGGGCGGGGGATTATCGTGTGCGATCGGTGGCAGGGCGCATTCATAAATTTTTGGGGCGATATGGGGCCGACGTACGTGCGGGGCTTGGACTTGGATCGTATGGACAACAACGGCCCCTACTCGCTGGAGAACTGCCATTGGGTTTCACGTCGCGCCAACTCGATGAACAGGCGCAATACCGAACGTCGGGTGGACATAATAGCCTTGAGTCAGCAGACGGGGATCGCCCACACAACCTTGTACTACCGACTAGCGCACGGTTGGCCAGTGGAGCAGTTGACGCGGAAGCCCGACGCAAAAAACCGGTGTACGACATCCTGAACGCGGGACCGAGGTCCCGTTTTGTCGTGCGGGGAGATAACGGTCCCTTCATCGTGCACAACTGCTGTCAAGCTGTGGCCCGCATCGTTATTGGCGAGCAGATGCTGCGTATCGCCAAGCGCTACAAGGTCGTACTTACCGTTCATGACGCCGTGGCCATCGTCGCTAAAGCGGAAGAAGCCGCCGAGGCCCAAGCCTTTGTTGAAGCGTGCATGAACTGGCGTCCAAAGTGGGCGCAGACCCTACCCCTTGCTTGCGAGTCGGGGATAGGCAAATCGTACGGGGACTGTTAAAATTGGCCCTTAACAATCTCAATAAAGCAAACCCATGGCACTCGCATTTTCGTACTCCGCGATCAAGGACTTCCAAAACTGTCCCCGCAAGTACCATGAGACCCGTATCCTCAAAAAGTTCAAGCAGGCAGACAGCACTGCAACCCTCTATGGCACCGCCGCACACAAAGCCTTCGAGCTATACATTCAAGACGGGACACCCCTTCCTGAAAATTTTTCACAGTACAAGCGCTTCGTGGAACCTCTCACTCGAATCAAAGGCGAGATCAAGTGCGAACTCAAGCTCGGCATCACCGCGGACTTCAAACCCTGCGAGTTCTTTGGTAAGGACGTGTGGTTCCGCGGCCTGCCAGACTACCTTGCGCTCAATCATGAGACGGGCGTTGCCCGCGTCGTAGACTTCAAGACGGGTAAGTCCAGCCGGTATGCGGACACGTCGCAGTTGGAGTTGATGGCGGCCATGATAATGATCCACTACCCCGACGTAAAAGTGGTGAAGGGCATGCTGCTGTTTGTTGTTGCAGACGCCATCATTAAGGCGGAGTTTTCTAGGGCCCAACTACCTAGCATCTTGGCCAAGTGGGCGGGCGAGGCCTCGTTGATTGAAGCTGCTGTTGGCCACGGTGTATGGAACGCCAAGCCAAGCGGCCTTTGTAAATTTTGCCCCGTCGTTTCGTGCGACCATCATAGGAGCTGATACTTCCGTCGCCGAGTTCGTAGAATGGTGCCGAAAAGTTGTTATCCATCACACCACCTTGCAGTCAGAGCAAGGAGAAAAGGAGTAGAGTTATGGCCAAAAAGCGTGACTATAAATAGCGAATATGCCAAGTATCAGGGTAAACCCGCGCAGATTGCCAATCGTTCTGCCCGCAACGGCGCACGGCGCACCTATGAGAAGGCCAACGGCGCGGTGCCTGACGGTATGGATGTAGACCACAAGAAAGCGATGTCCAAGGGTGGCACGTCGAAGGCAAGCAACCTGCAGGCCGTGGCTGCCAAAACCAACCGTAGTTTCGCCCGTAACAAAAACGGTTCTATGAAATCGCAAACTAGCAAACGCGAAGCCAAAAAGTGATATAGTTTCGGAGGGCACTTTTCATAGGGTGTTCTCCTTAGTTGAGTTGACATGAGTTCGCACGGTAGTTTAGGCTACCGTGCTTTTTTCGTCGCCTAAAGGAATTTCCGTGCAAATTATTGACAACCGGGCCTTGCTGTTTACCACCAAGAAAGCGGATCAGATCACCGCTTTGATCCCAAAAAGTAGAGTCCTTGAGCGCAACGGCGAGCTGGCTAGAGTGCTGGTGAACTGGGGCCCCGACGAGGCTAAACTCCTGCGTAACCTACATATTAAAAACGTGCCGCACCCCATCACGGGTCGATACAAGTGGGCAGGTGTGTACACACCGTTCGCACACCAGCGAGTCACCGCGGGGTTCTTGGCCACCCACCAACGCTGCCTTGTTTTGAGTGAAGCCGGGACTGGCAAGACTGCCGCTGCCGCGTGGGCCGCAGACTACTTGATGCAGCAAGGCGAAGTCAAACGCGTGCTTATCGTATGCCCCGTCTCAATCATGGACACTGCATGGCGGGCCGACCTATTTCGCACAGTTATGCACCGCACAGTGGCCATTGCATCGGGCTCCCGTGAGCGCAGGGAGAAGCTCATCGACGGCGACTACGAGTTTGTCATCATCAACTTCGATGGCGTCAAGGTAGTCCGCACGGCGCTGGAGGCGGCTGCGTTTGATCTCATCATCGTTGACGAAGCAACTGCCCTGAAGAATGTCCAGACCGACCGATGGAAAGCACTGAACGGCTTGCTCAAACCGACAACACGTTTGTGGCTCATGACCGGCACCCCGGCATCCCAATCCCCAGTAGACGCCTACGGCTTGGCCAAGTTGGTTGCCCCGGAGCGAATGCCGCGGTTCTACGGAACGTTCAGGGATTCCGTGATGTACAAGGTCACACAGTACAAGTGGGCAGCAAAGCGCGACGCGCAGGATACCGTGTTCAAAGCCCTGCAGCCTGCGATCCGGTACACCAAAGAAGAGTGCCTCGACCTACCAGACATGCTGTACACCAGCCGTGAGGTGCCGCTTACAGTGCAGCAGCAGAAGTACTACGACATTATCAAGAAGTCGATGGTGGCACTGGCTGCAGGCTCTGAGATCACGGCGGTCAACGCAGCGGGACTGCTCAATAAACTCCTGCAGATCTCGCAAGGCGTGGCGTACACGACAGATAAAGAAGTTGTTGAGTTCGATGTATCAAACAGGCTCAACGAGCTGGACGACGTGATCCAGCAAACTACGCACAAGGTCATCGTGTTCATCCCGTTTCGGCACGCGATGGAGAAAGTGCAAGACGAGTTATCCAAGCGAGGCTACGCATCGGACAGTATCCACGGTGGGGTGCCTGCTTCGCAACGCGCCGACATCATCAAGCGTTTCCAGACCGAAGCCAGCCCCCGCATCATTCTGCTGATACCCCAAGCCGCCGCTCATGGCATTACGCTTACCGCTGCAGACACCGTAGTGTGGTGGGGCCCAACGTCGTCCGCCGAGATGTACATACAGGGTAACTCCCGTGCGCACCGCGCTGGCCAGACAAACAAAGTCACGGTTGTCCGCTTGCAAGGCAGCCCAGTGGAACGACGCATGTACGACATGCTCGACGGAAAAGTAGACATGCACCAAGGTCTTGTCGACCTATATAAACAAGAAATCGCTTGACACCGTTAATTGACTGTGTATAATTCAATACGGGGGGAAAGCGGATGCTGGACGGAATTGGGGCTGTTACCCCAACCAGTTACCCAGTGCAGCGAGTACCCCCACCCCAACTAAAGGACATAAAAATGACTGAAGCAAAAGAGGCCCCTAGGTACGACGCGGATCGGCTTGTGCGGGTGTACATAAAAATCCGTGACGCCAAATCCCAGCTCAAATCGGAGTTTGATGAATCCGTGGGGCGACTTGACGTGCAGATGGATGCCGTAGAGGCAGAGCTGCTAGCCCTGTGCAAGACTACTGGCCAAGACGGGGGCCGCACGGACCACGGCACGTTTACCCGCACCGTTAGGACCCGCTACTGGACAAGCGACTGGCAGTCAATGTATGCCTTCATCAAGGAGCACAACTCGATTGAACTGCTGGAGCAGCGCGTGTCGCAGGGGAACATGAAGGCGTTCCTCAAAGAGAACCCGGACAAGCTCCCTGCTGGACTGAACGTCGATTCTAAATACGCAATCACTGTACGGAGGCCAACCAAATAGTTCTGCCCTAAGCCAACCCTAATTAATTTTCAACTGCCTTTCAACTAACCCTAGAGACCCATATGTCCGAACTTACACTTTTCAAATCCGGTGCCACCCTCCCTGACTACCTGCGTGGCGAGCCCGATGAGCTAACCAAGCGCCTTGCTGGCGGTGCCAGCATGAAGACTATCTCCACTGAAGGCGGCGTGTTCCGCATGATGGTCGGTGGCGATGAGGTTGCCAAGAACGAAGAGCGCTGGATGAACGTCGTAATCGTCAGCGCAGCGCAGAACGTAGCCCGTGCCTACTACGAGGGTACATACGTCAAGGGCGAATCCAACGGCCCCGTCTGCGCATCCGGTGACGGCAAGACTCCTGACGCAAGCATTGCAGAGCCGCAGAGCAGCTCGTGCGCTACGTGCCCGAAGAACATTGCGGGTTCTGGCCTGAACGGTTCCCGCGCTTGCCGCTTTAATCGGCGCTTCGCCGTGCTGCTTGAAAACGATTTGTCGGGTAACGTGTACCGCCTCCAGCTACCGGCCACTTCGCTCTTCGGTAAAGCCGAGGGTGACAAGATGCCACTGCAAGCCTACGCAAAGTTTCTGGCAGGCCATGGCGTTCCGATGTCGGGCATCGTAACTGAAGCTCGTTTTGATACGTCGGCCGCAGTTGCAGTACTGAAGTTCCGAGCTGTCCGCCCGTTGACGCAGCCTGAGTTGGCAATAGCTCGTGCCCAAGGCGCTTCCGAAGATGCACTGCAGGCCATCGAGTTCACGCTGGCCCCGCCGAAAGAAACTCCAGCACTGCCAATCGCGTTTGCAAAGCCAGCCGCCAAAGCCGCGCCTACCGAAGCGGAGCCAGAGGCTACTGCAAGCGAGCCGGTCAAGCGGGCGTCTAAGAAGCCTGACCCTATTGCCACCCCAAAGGCTCTTGAAGAAGCGCTAGACGCATGGGGCGCTGACGATGAGTGATTTCCGGGGCTATTCCTACACCATCGTCAAGGCGATTGCGGCAGCAGACCAAACTCTGCCCGGTGTTAGGTTGGCTCAGGTGTGCGTTACCCACGACTTATCGGTGGCTTCGGTTGCCGAAACGTTGGGGGTTTCCCGCCAAACGGTGTACTCATGGTTCATCGGGCGGTTCAAGCCGCGACAGCACGAAGCCAATCGCATCGAAGAATTAATCTTGCGCTACACAAGAGTGCGAGTATAGTTGCCCCGGGGCTAGAGGAAGCTGATCCCTTCCTGACAACGCGGAACACGGGCCGCGGCCCCACCTTTTTACACTCGTTCCTAACTCGTGAGGATTCGTGGACCATTCTTTTTATAAAGCCGTACTGCCCCCCGAAGGCCCCTACTGCGTAGTAGGAATCAAATCCGGGGCGCTAACGCACACATACCATGCCTCCATTGAAGATCTAATTGCCCGCGGTGCAGTTCTTCGGTCGAGAGATTCCAACGTATTCTTTGCCCTTGCCAGCTTCGTGGACCAAGCCGAAGGGCGTAAAGCCACAAACGCGAAAGCCTTGCGCTCGTTTTTTATTGATCTGGACTGCGGTGCCGACAAGCCATACGCGAGCCGTGATGAAGCCGCCGTGGCGCTCAAGGCATTTGTTGCGTCAGCTAGCCTGCCTACTCCGTTTATCGTGAACTCGGGCCGCGGCCTGCATGTTTACTGGCCGTTCCATGAAGTGCTTGATGTGCCAACGTGGCGGTTGATGGCCCGCAGGTTTAAGACTCTCTGCGTAGAGCACAAGCTCGGCATCGACCTGACCGTTACTTCCGACGCAGCGCGGGTACTACGCATGGTGGATACCGAGAACCACAAAGTTGTGCCGCCGTTGCCCGTGCAGTTGATGGTTAGCGGCGTCATTAGCCCGCTGGCTACGCTTGAGGCACTCCTCCCCGCCGGTGAGGATTCGATGGACTGGGACGCAGCGCGTGCCGACGGCGTAGACGATATGACCCGAGCATTGGCCGGAGGTGACTACCCAGCAACGGAGTTCGCCCGTATCGTTCGCCGCAGTGTCAAAGGCAACGGCTGCGCCCAGATCGCTCATGCAGTGCTTAACGCTGCCACACTAGAAGAGCCCCTGTGGCGGGCGGCGTTGTCGATCGCTTGGCGCTGCAC